TGTAAAATATCCAGACGGTGGCAGATGCACTGATATGGAAAATTTTAGCTCTAAATGGGCATCAGGTGCACAAAACAGACAATTGCCAAATTTAGCTTATGTTTATGTTGAATTAAATTATGATAGAGAAAATAATGTTACAGGTTTAACTAATAAATTAGGTTTTGTAGTACAAGGTAAGCTTATTAGGACATTAAATTCAAACGGTTTTAATGGGCCACCACCAAAACCTATTACTTATCAATCTTCATTAGCTAACCCAGATTTATTTGATAAAAATGTTAAATTTACAGATTTTACAGGATATCAAATTAGTGATTGGGTAAATTCATATGCTGGTGGTTTTAGTTGGAATATTGGAGAAGGTTTAAAAGTTTTTAAAAACGGAACAACTCAAATTATTGATGCTGGTTTCGATTCAAATGGTAATGCTGTAAATATTTATGATATTATGAACGGTACTGCTCAACCATTAGGTAATGGAACTGGGGCAGATGCTGAATTTGTTTTTCTTGAATCTGGTGAACATCATATATCAAACTGTAATCACAGTTCTTCAACATTACAATATGATTATTTTACACCTAGTCAAGGCGTTGATACTCAAGGTAATATTATAAATGATGATGGCTTTAGATTTATAAACGGACTTCATATAAAAGCTTGGGGCAATAATTATAGTAATTCTCAAATAACAAATGTAGGCGGTCAACCTGGTGTTGGTGTTTGGATTGTTCATTCTTGGACTGATTATGCAGGCAATTCTGATTATGTTGCATTACCATTAAATACTTGGCAAATAACGCCAACTGGTGGTATATATGCAAATTATTCAGAAGAAGATTATGCAAATAGATTATTAAGTATTTTACAAGGTGATCCATATAGTGTTGGGATGCATCCGTTAACTTATACACCTATTTCTGGAAGAACAGTAGCAAATGATCCTGCAAATTGGGGCGTAAGACGTGCAAGAGAATATAATTTTCCTGATGCAAATGGGAATAATCCATTATGGCAATATCAAATGCACCAACAATGGTTTACTGCACATATACCATATACAGTTTTAAGAACATATTTTGGATATTATTCTACTAATCCTGCTGAATGTTTAGCGGATTATTTAACTAATAAAGTTTATGGTTGTGGTTTATCTATTTCAGATGATGATTTAGATTTAGATACATTTTATGATCATAAGGTTTTTTGTGATACATTAGTTACTCATGATGATCCAGATGGTAATCAAGTAACAAGTAAAAGATATCAATGTAATGGTCATATAAATACTAATGATACAAAAGATGTAAATATTTCAGATATTGTTACAAATTCTCAAGCAATATTTAGTTATACTTTAGGTAAATTTCAAATGATATCTGATACAACAGGATCAAGTTCATATACTTTTGATGATACAAATATTTATGGAAGTATAACCCTTGTAAATGATGGTTTTAACTCAACATTAAATGAAATGAATTTAAAATTCAAATCAAAAAATAATAAATATCAAGATGATCAAGTATTTTTAGAATATTCAGATAAATTTTATAATGAACCTATTTTATCTAAAGACTTATCTTTAAGATTTGTTAATACAAATGTAGAGGCTCAAAGATTAGGTACTGTAATAATGAATAAATCAAGAAGTAATAAAATTATTTCTTTTAAAACAGATACAAGAGCTGCAAATTTACAAGTTAATGATGTGGTAACAGTTAAAGGTACTTATTACAATTTAAATCAACACAATATATTTAGTCATGAATATTATAATACACAATCAAGTTTAAACTCTACTGCACCAATAGGTGAATATGAAATTTATGCTCAAGGTGAAAATAGGGTTTATCAATATTCAGACGGATCAGGTGAAGCAAGATTTTTTGTTCCTTATACAATTGTTAAATTTGAAGATTTATTAGAATTTTTTAAAGATTGTATTAATGGTCAATTTTATGACACAAGTGGTCAATTATCTGTTGAACAAGCTAAACAAAATAATAAACTAGGTGAAATATTTTCATTTGTAACTTTTGATTCAAGTTATTCTAATCCATCTAATACTTATGGTGGTAAATTTGTATTTCATGCAAATAAATCAGTATTTGATAAAACAATAAATAATTATTTAAGAGTTGATTCAGTAACAAATATATATAATACTAGTTTATATTCTAAAGTAACAATTAAGTCTCAAAATGATAATGGTACATTATTTAAAATAAATAGTATTTCAGAAACAGAATTAAATGGAGGGGTTCAAGGTTATTATATTACAGCTCAAGAATATGCACCAGACGATTATACTGTTGGTACATTAACTGCAGCTGCACCTGCACCTTCTATTTCTCCAACAAATGGATATCAAAATATAAATACAGCAACTAATTTAATATTAAATGGTGCATTTCCGAATGATACAACGCCTTATGTTGATATTAGTTTAGATATACCAAATCAAAATAATGTAGAAGGGGTTGAAATATATTATGGCAGTGGAAGTAATACTTTAGAACAAAATAGAATATTAGTTAAAGTTTTTGATGCACCTACTGGAAATTATGCTGCAGGTTCAACTCAAAATTTTAAAGTTCAAAATATACCAACAACAACAGATTTATATATTTGGGTTAGATTAATAAATTCATTTTCAAGAAGTGCTTTTTCTGTTGGATTATCAATTGGTGATTGGAACCCAACAACAAATGTAAGCTCAATAGGTAATAATGCTATTGCTCCTGTATTATTAGGTTTTGATTATAATCAATATAGAAATTTAATTATTAATGGAGATTTTATAATATCTCAAAGAGGTACAACAGCAAGTTCTTCAAGTTCAGGTTATTTAGTATCAGATATGTGGTATTCAAATATAAATAATGCTGGAACATGGAATCATGATAAAGTAACTGATGTGCCAAGTGATACAGGTTTTAATAATTCATTTAAATTAGAAAACACAAGTGCAGTAACATTAAGTTCAAATTCATATTTTAAATTTAAACAGTTTATTCAAGGGCAAAATTTACAAAGATTAAAATATGGTACAAATGATGCTGAAAATTTAGTTTTAACTTTTTGGGTTAAATCAAGTAAAACCGGTACATATATTGTAGAATTATATAATTATGATGGTACTAGGCAAATAAGTAAATCTTATACAATTGATACAGCAAATACCTGGGAACAAAAAATAATTTATATTAATGGTGATTCAAATGTTTCAGGTTTATTAGATAATGATAATGATAAAAGTTTATCACTAGATTTTTGGCTTTGTGCTGGATCAGATTATACTTCAGGGGCATTAAATACAGATTGGGATTCTGTTACTGATGTTGATAGAGCTGATGGCCAAGTTAATTTAGGTGATAATGCAAATAATAATTGGTATATAACAGGTGTTCAATTAGAATCTGGAAACAATCCAAGTAAATTTGAAATATTACCTTATGATAAAAGTTTACAAAGATGTCAACATTATTATTATGAATTAGAAAGTATACTTGGTGAAGCATTTACAGGACATAGTAGTGATCATATAAGGCATATTAATATTTGGTTCCCAGTAACAATGAGAGATGCACCAACAATTAATGTAACTTGGTCAACTGGTACAAATCCTACAAATTTAAGTAATACACAATATGCGCATTGTGAAGTTGACATAGGTGCAGCTAATACACTCGCAAGTTTAACAAGTTTTTCAGCTAGTGCTGAATTAACATAAATGTATATAGCCATAGTTATATACAATCATATACTAACCTACAGGAGATAATATGAGAATTTCAAATATAACAAATTATTTAGGCGGAGCCGATAATGTAATTGTTAGAGAAATAACAGAGGGTAATCAAATATTATTAAATATTAATACTGATGATACTTCTATTGACTTTTCAGATGCAAATACAGTTTTTGATATTAAAGCAGAATGTTTTGATGCAACAGTTGAATCTACAAGAGGTTCATTAAGTTTAACTAATTTACAACTTAATCCTAATGCAACTAAAAAAACTTATACAAAAACTGAATTAATACATAATACAGGTACAGCTGGACAGTTTGATTTATTAGTCCCATCAACATTATTAAGTGATCAAAACCCTACATTTACTTCAACGGCAGATACTACAAATCCATTTGTTGTGGTTATGAAAGTACAATGGTCAAATGGTACACCAATTGTTAAAAACTCAATAAGACTTGTTTTTATAATTAGATATCAACCACAATAATAAGGATTATAAAAATGGCTATTACAATTAAAAACGAACCAATTAATGTAACAACTACAGAAACACCAGTAACAGTTACAGCTAATAACCAACGTGGCCCACAAGGTGAAACAGGCCCACAAGGAGCTACTGGCCCACAAGGCCCAACTGGGCCACAAGGAGCTACTGGCCCACAAGGAGCTACTGGCCCACAAGGTTTAACAGGCCCACAAGGTTTAATAGGCCCACAAGGTTTAACAGGCCCACAAGGTTTAACAGGCCCACAAGGCCCGATTGGCCCACAAGGCCCGGATACATTAACTTCATTAAGTGCATCATCTAATATTTTAACTTATACAGACGAACTAGGTAATGCAACAAATATAGATTTATCTTTATATTTAGATGATACAAATTTATCAAGATTAACATCTGGATCTTTAAACGGATCAACAGGTATAGCAACTTTTACAAGAGATGATAATTCAACATTTACTGTTGATTTTAGTCCTTTATTTGATGATACTAATTTAGCTAGAATTGATAGCACTAATTTTGATTTGTTAACTGGTGATTTAACATTAACAAGAAATGATTTAACATCAATTACAACAAATCTTGATGGAAGATATTTAACTAATTATGTAGAAACAGATCCTATTTTTACTGCTTCTGATGCATTTAACATATCTTCTTTTGATATAAATAATTGGAACACTTCTTATTCTTGGGGCGATCATTCATCTGCTGGCTATTTAGTTACAGAAACAGATCCTATTTTTAATTCTTCTGCTGCAGCAAGTATAATTTCTTTTGATATAAATAATTGGAATACAGCATATTCATGGGGTGATCATAGTTTACAAGGTTATTTAACAACATTATCATTAAATCAAATTTCAGATGTAAATATTAATACACCAAATATAGGTGAAGTTTTAAAATATGATGGGATTAATTGGACAAATCAAACTGATGCAGGTGGTATTGCATTAACTGATCTTTCAACAACAAATGTTTCCCCAAGTGGTAATGGTTCATTATCTTATGATAACTTAACTGGTTTATTTACTTATACCCCACCAGATTTATCAACATTTACAGAAACAGATACATTAGATACTGTAATAAATAGAGGTTCAACAACTACTACAACAGCTGTTATACCTTTTTATTATGCTAATCAATCATCTTTCCCAAATGCTTCTACTTATCATGGGGCAATTGCGCATAGTCATTCAGATGGCGCAATGTATTTTGCTCATAATGGAGTTTGGAATAAACTTGCAAATGATAATCAACTTATAAATTCTTCTAATTGGGATACCGCTTATTCTTGGGGAGATCATTCTACACAAGGATATATATTAACAGAAACAGATCCCTTATTTATGTCATCTGCAGCAAGTTTAATAACTAATTTTGATATAACAAATTGGAACAATGCATATTTTTGGGGAGATCATAGTTTGCAAGGATACGTAACAGTTAGTTCAACAGACACACTTACAAACAAAACAATAGCTAGTCCAACAATTTCAGGCGTGATACCAGGCGCTGTTACAATTGAATCTGATACAAGTTCAAATGCTCTTTTAATTAGAGGTAGATCATCAGACGATATTGCTACACTTAAATTTACAGAAAACGATGGTTCAACTGGAACATTAGAAATATCTGCAAGGCAAGCAATTTCAATTATTAATGCTACTAATGGAGATTTAAGTATAAGAACTAGTGGTAGTGAAGTATTAGGACATGATGGTACAACTTTTGATGTTACAGGAAACATGGCAGTTTCTGGTAACACAACAATCACAGGAGATTTAACTGTTAATGGTACAACGCTTTCTCATGCTGATAATGTTAAAGCACTATATGGTACAGGTAATGATTTAGAAATCTACCATGATGGAACACAATCAATTATTGCAGATGTAGGAACAGGACAATTAAAAATCCTTGCTGAAAATACTTTATACATTGGTAGTGCTACAGGTTCTGAAAGATATATTAGAGCTGTAAAAAATGGTGCGGTAGATTTATCTTATGATAATTCTGTAAAATTAGAAACTACATCTACTGGTGTAACTATTACAGGAAACCTTACATCAACTGGTATAAATGACAATGCTACAAGTACAGCTATTACGATTGATAGTAGTGAAAAAGTTGGTATTGGTACAACTTCTGCTGGTTCAATGTTGCATGTTCAACAATCTGCAGTTTCTAGCGCTCCAAGTAGAACGGCTGCACTATATTTAGAAAATAATGGAAATTGCGAAATACAATTTGTTGGTAACTCAGCTAACGATTGTCAGCTTAGATTTGGAACAAGTAGTGACAGTTTTGCAGGTGCTGTTGAATATGAATTAGACAATGACAATATGAAATTTTACACCAATAGCGGAGAACGTATGCGTATCGACAGTTCTGGTAACGTAGGTATTGGCGAAACATCAATGGATGGATTGCTAGTTATTAAAGGCGATTCAAACAGTAGTTCAATGCCAAGTATTCGTTTAAAAGACGGAGCAGATGCAAGAGAAGCATTTGTAACAAATGAATCTGGTGATTTAATCTTAGCTACCACAAATAGCAGTGATGATGTTATTGATAGTGCAATCAAAATCTACACCTCTCAAATGATATTTTCTGTAAATAATAATACAGAACGTATGCGTATCGACAGTTCTGGTAACGTATTAATTGCAAAAACTGCATTAAGTGTAACAACTAGAGGTATTCAATTAGAGGCACAAGGTGTATGTGCAGCTACAAATGATGGTGGTTTAGCATATATAGCAAATAGATTAACTAATGATGGTACTCTATTTTCTTTTAGACAAGCTAGTACTGAAGAAGGAAGTATATCAGTATCAGGTGCAACAGTATCCTATAATGGTTTTACAGGAACTCACTGGTCAAGATTTACCGATGACTCTAAACCTACAATTTTAAAAGGTACAGTTTTAGAATCTTTAGATGAGATGTGTGATTGGTATAATTTAGAGTTTGATATAACAACAACTATACAAGACGAAGATGGTAATGATGTAACAAATACTTATACAGAAAAAGTACCTCATGTATTAACAGATACTCAATCTGTTGGAGATACTGTTACTTACAATCACGAAGGAACAGATGTTCAAGCAACAATCGTAAAAGAAGCTGATGTTAAACACGTTAAATCAAAAGTATCTGATACAGTAGATGCTAAAAATGTTTATGGTGTATTTGTAGCCTATGACGAAGATGGCGAAGGTTATAATGATTTTTATGTAGCATCAGTTGGTTCATTTGTAGTTAGAATAAAAGCGAATGAAACAATCGCTAAAGGAGATTTACTTCAATCAAATGGAGAT